AGTACCAAAGATAGCCTGACCTGGGGCACCACCTTGGCGCTTGAATACTTTACCAGGATAAATCTTAAGGTCTTGTCCTGGGGTTAGGTTATTCTCATCGACTTCGAATACAAGGTTACCTGAGAGTGCAGCATTGTCTACTGCCATACGCATGAAACCGTTCATCAATGTTTGTGTGTCATCCATGTTCTCAGCAATACCGATACCGAACATGCTATAAGGGTTAAGCTCATATGGGACAACATAGTAGGGGATAACGACAGGAGTGAATGGGTTGATAACCAAACGGAGTACACGACCGTGGCATACCCAGATGTTTACACTTACTGCATCTTCATCAGCCATCTCTGCTGGAATATCTACATCGTAGTTCTCCAGGGTTTCCATGTCAACGTTACCCCAGAACTCAAGGACATCCCAGCGTTCTGTGGCTACTTCCTGGGCATCGTCCTCCATGACCTGCTCCCAGTCTTCCTTGATGTAGTTAGGTCCATATTCCATAGCGAGGTCAACCTCGTGGTCACGGAAGTAAGGACGCTTCTTCAAGGCACGGAGTTGTGTCTTAGACATCTTGTGACGCTCAATGGCGAACTCGGAGTCCTCCATGTTAGTAGCGTCTGGGTCACCGTAGAAGTTCCAGATAGATACGTTGGATACCTGTGGTACTGTCTTGATCAGAGGCTCATAGTCCCCGTCTTCATTCCAATTAGGATACTCTTTGTTTACTGTGAACGGTCCCTTCATGACACCAGTACCGAACAGAGAACACTCAAAGGCTACAGCGCGGAGGTGCTTCTTAGCCCGAGACTCTTCCAGTTGGTCATGAATCTTCTTCTCCATCTTCTTAGCTGCAATCTCAGCAGGATGGAAGTTAACCTGAGTAGGACCAGTACCTGGACCAGCCTTAAGCTTCTCCATTACAGGTTCTAGCTCTTTCTCTAGGCCACCTAGGCGTCGTGCCCAATCGGTTGTAGTCTCACCTGGACGTAGAGAGGTATCGCCCTCAGTAGCCTTAGAGAGGTTGTCATCAGTCTCGAAGTGTACTGTTTCCTCTACACCGTCAGGCAGTGTAGTTGGGTTGATGCTTAGTGGGAAACGAGAAGCACCCAGAAGCACATCAGTGATCTGGTCATAAGCAGCATTGACTTTAGTCTTGGTAACCTTGACGAATATCTTAGACTTCTCTGTGTCTGTGAACTGTACGTCAGGCCCGTAGATACCACGGTAGTTACGATAGGCACGTAGCCAGCGGGTCTCCTCTGTCTCACGAGCAGTAGAGGACTTATTGAACAGAGACATAACGTAGGCAGCTACATTACCAGCAGCAGGGTCTGTGTTAGTGTCATCATCAGTGTCCTCAAGGGCACTCATGTTCATCTCGTCCATGCTTTTTTCGAATTCTTCGTCTTCCATAAGAAGTCCTTATATGTCAGTACCCGAAGGTAGAGTCTGCTGGTTCTGGTACACTAGATGTACCTGTGTCGCTATCGAAGGTTCCACTGCTTGGTCGAGTCATAACACCATAGCGTAGTGCATCGTAGAGGTGGTCTTCTGAGTTGGTGTCTACGTCTTCTGGGTTTCTTTTATCAAGTGGGATAGTAGGTAGTTGTTCGATAGTCTTCTTACACGTATCGAAGAATACCATTCGTGGTTGTTGGGTATCTGCGTCCACTTGTAGGCGTCTGTGTACTTCGTTCTTTCCTGAGACACGGGAACCCTTGCTTCTATCTGCAGGACGCCAGCGGCATCCCTTGGCAATCATACGCTCTGCAATACTAGGGCCACTATCACCACGTTTGTGCCACAGTGAGGAGTCTAGTACTCCATAACGAATCTTCTCGCCCCACTCAGCTTCCTTTACCATGTCAGCTAGGTCTTCAGCCAGTACCTTAGAGACATACATCTCTCGGTACACTACCAAGGACTCATAAGCTGGGTCAACAGCAAACCAGAGTACGCCAGTGTAGGAACTATAGCCGTAGTCACAAGCTCTGAACTTCATCCAGTTGTCTGGGATGTCGTATGGCTCTACTACGTGTACCTTACGGTTAAACTCAGGGAATGCTGCACCTTCAGCAATGTCCCAGTCACCCTCTAGTAGCTGTCGGCGCTGATGCTCGGGGAGAGACAGCAAGTTAGCTTCGTACATACCGTCTTCAGCTAGGTATGGGTTATCAAACAGGTTAGCGGGGATAAACTTCCGCTTCAACATGGGTTCACCAACAAGATCGTTGGCTACAGCGAACTTAGAGGACTTAGGCCACACCATGACCTCACCAGTCTCTACATCAACCGCATCGAAAGCCACATTAGGCTTAGACGGGTCAACAAACATCTTCTTTACCCAGGCATGTCCTGGTCCACCAGGGTTAGACGTAGCTCGTTGCTGTAACGGGAGGCTAGTACCACTAGCTGTACGTAGGCGTGAGCGCATGTAGTCCCAAGCGTAGGGTGAAGGCCATTGAGTAAGCTCGTCAAAACCAATCCAGTTAAATGCTTGCCCTTGGTAACGAGTAACGTCGTCATCTCGGTCCAGGTAGGACATCCAGAGGGTAGCACCACTAGGGGTAACCCATGTTTTGTCTCTTTCAAGGAACTTAGCTCCTGGTATAGCCTTAGGGTACAGTTGTTTGGAGACTGCGATCAGTTCTCTTAGCTCTTCAGTCGATCTACGTACCAGAAGCATGTTAGCTTTAGGGTTATTCAGGTAACGAACAGGGTCAGCTACCATTGCGTAGCTCTTACCACCACCCGCAGCACCACCGTAGAGTACTTCTTGCTCTGAGGAGGCTAGAAATGCAGACTGTGGGCCTGGAGTAGCCTCAAAGATGATCTCTCGGGCCTTCTCAACGTCAAAGTCAGGTGCCTTGACTGTAGCTGGTACTGTCTTCTGGCTCTCTTCGACGACCGAGGGCTGACTCTTCGATTTTACGGGCTTTCTCCGCTGCTTCTTGGTAGCGTTTGGCGAGGTAGCGGTAGTTTGTAAGGTCTGTTTTACGCTTTTGGTCACTTTGAACTCTTGTCCTTAACCCTACGTGGGAAATGCTACGTCCACTCTGCTCTGTGAGCCAATTAGCTACGTCTCTGTAGCTGTATTGCTTAAGGAAAGTCTTAGCTTTCTCTAGAAGAACCAACTCGGATTGAATTGGGAGTAGAATATCTGGGTCTTCTTCATCCTGAACATAACCAAAGGGGATAACTCGTCCCACTCGTACTACTGGGAGCCACTCGTAGCCCTCTTCGGTTAACACAGGCTTAGGAAGCTTAAATTCTTTCTGTATTTTAGCCATGTTTCACCTACTTGTCAACCCTTTAATCTTTCTGTGGGAGAATAAACAGGGGAGATTCTGCTTTGATCTCTAGTTTGTCGCCAGCTTTATGCCCTGCACGGTCCAAGATGTCCTTGGCAGCAGCCATTTTCTCTTTGTTGCCTAGTGCTGTAGGGTCATCAAGGATAGACATCATAGCCCAAGCAGCTTTAGCCCCGTGCGTAGCAAGGAACTTAGTGGTCTTCTCAGCGATTTCTTCTTGCAACGACTCCACAATGGATGTAGTGGAAACGTTCTCACTGTAACCAGCGAGTTTCTTAGCTTCAACGAAGTTACCTTGAGCCTCATCAAAGAGAACATCAATGAACTTCTGTTGTTTGTCTGTTAGATTCTTAGCCATTCTTGAATATCTTTCCTAGTAGCATCTTGATTGCAATAACAGGTGGGATAAATACCCAGGGGAAGATACGTTTATACCCGTGTGAGCTACGCCACTCCTTAGTTATGTTGTCGATGTACTGTCCTTTGTACCTTAAAACAACGTGACTCTCGGTACCTGTGTGAACACGTAAGAACACCATACGGAATGTACAGATGTTAAACCACATTCTCACTAAGCTACTACCTGAGAGTATGTACGCAGCGGTAATAGCGAAGTCATCACAGTCTCCGATAGGGTTCTTGTTGATGATCCGCCAGCTATCAAGCCACCCGTCAGCCTTGTAAACAAAGTTATCTATGAAGGTTTGTAGGGTCAATA